TAGAGGATTGGAGGCCAGCCCCGCCGCATACATAGCGCCCTGCGCGAAAACCATCCAATTGTTCAGAGCATAGTCCAAAACAGCTACAGCGTCTTCCCCTACAAATTTACCGAACGTTTTCAGTTGAGCAGCTTCTTTCGTTGTCAGAGGTTTCTGGAACTGCCCGGCAATCACCTTCATCTTGGCCTTCCACACAAAAGGCAGTTGCGTAGGCGTAACCCCGGTACTGTGTTGCAAGCTACCCCCCGCCATTACTTCTGACAGCGTTTGCTTCACTATCTGCTTCTTCGGCAAACTTTTCATGGCTTCTCCTGTTTTTCCCTCTTTACTTTTTCCCGCTTTACTTTTTCCCTCTGGCTTTTCGCTACTCGTCTTTACGATTTCCTCCACCACAACGTTTGTGATGACCGCGAGCTTTAGCTCGCTGGTATTGTTCTTCTCAGGTTTCTTCTCAGGATTCTTCTCAGGTATAGGTTGAGACATTTTGAGGAGATGGATTTGCCCTTTTTGTCCAGTTGGATGTTCCTGTAATGTCCAAGTGCAGTTCTCAAACTCAGACAAAACAACAACCAGTTTAGCGTAGTCAAGACGATACCATTTCGTGCGGTCGTATGCACTTTTGTTATACCTGCCAGTAACTACAACGCCCTGTCTTTCTAGTTCTTTTAGAGCACGGTAGATCGTCTTCTGACCGAATCCCCTAATCTGCCCTTCCCATTCTTTGGCAGTGTTATAACACCAAGCGTGACCCTCCCTTTGCTTGGGACTGCTGCTTGTCCAGAAGTGAATCTGCTGTATAAGCATGGCCGCGCACATGCCAAAAGCTTCTATCAGAGTCACATTTACAACAATGTTGCGGGTTCCAACTACCAAAGCAGACGAACAGTTTTTCATTAAGTCTCCGTAGGCATATCTGTAACAGGGTAAAGCCCCACCCCTGAAAGAGTGAGGCCGGTTCGAGCTATGTACTAGTCTTCTTGCAGGGTTGCGGTTTCAGAGCGTCCCACAGACTTAGGCTTATTGCTTTTGAGTTTATCAGCCCCTGCCGAACCTGAAGATATTGGCCCTGCTTCGCCCATAGCGGCCACCGCCTTGGCGTAGGAACTTAATTTCTGCCACTCTTCAATGTTGGCCCTGAGATCATCCATAGGCAACTTTGCCGCCATATCTCGGGGTTCGATAACGTTGAGAGTGGGCATCGAGCGTAAGACATCTAACAACTTTAGAACGGCCACGAACGGCAGGATTATCCGGCTGTAGAAAAACTTGCCTTCTTCAGTACGGGAGAAATACTTAGCCCCAAGTTCTTTCAACTTAGCCTCGTCAAACCCAGCAACATTGATCTCCGGGTAAAACTTGACCTTGAATTCATTGTTGGTGAGACGCCGAATGCAGATCATACAGTCAGCGCTCAAAGCAATCACCAGATACGAACGCCAGGTGCTGAGGCCGTCGATAAGAGAACCCAACGTATACGTCTCGGACTTTATTCGCACAGCGGTAGGCAAGTCCGACTTCTCTACTAGAGGCCCATTAGGCTCGTCGTCAGCGGTATCGGTGTCGGTTACCCGGTGCGCGGGTTCTACACCGTTGTTCTTGAACAGTTGTTTGATCGTTGCGACCATCATACCGCGCCGCATTCCGGTAAGCTCTGCACAATTATCCAGACCGATTTCGAGGCCCTGCTTTTGCAGGAACCTTTGCAGGGTCTGAGGGTCCAGACCGGTGGGAATTTTCAAAGCTGCCATCTCGACTCCATTCGATACAGGATTTTACTACTCTTGCGTGTTCTTAGCGCCGGTGAGTACCGGAGCCTCAAAGGTCAGTACAGCGTCGTTGATCGGAGTCTTGAACTGGTCGCGGATAAAGCCGTTCAAGTCAAAGACCGAGAGCGTGAAGTTCTCATCGTTCAAGATACTGGCGATGTACTCTCCAAGCTTAGGCCAGACCTGAAATTTATCCCCGAGAGTTTGTCCTAGGTGCGGGCAACCGGCATTCTCAAACAACTTGATGGAAAGGATGTTGAACTTCAGGCCACTAACATTTTGGCCGTTGCGGGTATAGGAACCTTGCCCCCGCACCTGAAGCTTGTTCATCTTCTTGGCTGCAAGCTCTAGATAAGCGCCTTCTGCCAGAAGAACAAACCGACAGATCAGGAAGCCAATATCCGTATGGGGGTTTACTCCATAAGAGAAATTGACGCCCAGAATGTCATTACCCCTGAAAGCGATCTCATGGTACTCCAGATCGCTGCCTTTGAAGGTAGGGATAATGTCGGGCAAGGAAAAAAGTTGCGTAGACATTTGCGTTCTCCTTTTGAGTGTGAGATTTGATGATACCTTACAAGACTAGATTTCGTCAAGACGGTAGAGTTTATTCGTCTTAGGCGCTGGTATCGTCTTGTTCGGTGTCGGATTCGTCTTTGGGTTCGTCAGCAACAGCCTCCGACGACGTACCTTCATTCTTGAACATCGTAGTCAGAGGGTCAGACGGAGTTGGTTCGCTGTCGTCCAGAGAAACGGGAAAGACGAGATCGAACTCGACAGAATTTTCTTCCGTAATGAAGAAGTCACCCATCTCGTCAATAAGTTCAGCAATACCGCACTGCATTTCGATGCCATGTTGAGTGCAGTATGATGTGATCCATTCCGCGACCTTGTTCATGACGTTATGCTGCTGAAATAGCGACAAAAAGACGTACTTGTTGGCTTGGCCCTTGAACAACTTGAGACCAACCTTATCCAGAACAACGCCGTCAATGCCCTTGTCTTCAAGCTGGAAAAGTTGCCGGAAGCGCGGATTGAAGCCGGAAATGCCCTCGACTTTGACTTTGGTTGCCAGCGACGGAGAATTACAGATAGCCGCGAAGCGTATGTCAAGTTCTCCAACACCCTTGCCACCGCTCGCATACTTGTCGAACTCGTAAGAGAGCGAGATAGCCATGACAAGCGCCTTGCCTTCTACATCTTTGGTACCTACTCCGAGGTACCAGCGGTTACTGCCCTTGAATCGAGGAAGAGTCTTTACCGGAGGAATGATTACCGCACTGGTATTGGTTACGAGATTGCCTGATTTCAATTGCTGCATTTGCCTACTCCTTTAGGTAGTTGGTACCGTTTTAGGTTATAGCCTAATAACGCATTCGTCAAGATAAATCGTCACACCCACTTGTTTTGTTTGATTGCTGAGAGAACAAGAGAAGTAACATCCGCCGCCGACAGTTGGTAGTCTTTATCAAACGGACTGAACATTGTGTGTATCTTCTTCCAGTGTTCAGCCGGTGGTTGTACTTTCATGATCGCCTTATAAAAATGAGCGGCAAACTCTTTAGCCTCATGGGTAGTTAGCTTGTTGATGAAAATAGTGGTATCAAACCTGCCGGGGCGATAGAACTCAGGCGGCATTGATTCCAGATGGTTAGACGTTCCTACCGTGAGAACCCGCGCCCGGTGCTCTTCAAGCCACCAGAGAAGCTGAGCCAACATTCTCTTTGTGGTTCCTTCCATATCCCCAGAAAACAACTTCTCGCACTCGTCCAACAAAAGTACGCAAGGTCCTTCTGCTTCTACTGACCGAAGGAAGTTAGTCATGTTTCGTTCGGACTCGCCTATCCATTTCGTAAGTAGACCTGATATATCGAGCCGAAACAGCGGCAAGTTCCACTCACGAGCTATCACCTTGGCGGCGAGACTCTTTCCAGTGCCGGGGAAACCATACAACATTACTCCCCGAGGACGAAACATTTGGGGAGTATTGGGTCCAAGAAAATAATCTCGGCTCTCAGTAACCCAATCTTTCAAGTCAGAAGGCATCATGTAGAAGTCATACTCTGTGCTTACCGGTTCCAAACCCAGAGTCGGACCCGCTATCAACTTACGGGTTTCGCCGATGCCCTTGCAATCAATTGCACCGGTACGAGCCATCGTAAGCTGACAAATCTCACTGGCAGCTTTCAGGGTGAGGCCCTTCAAGCACTTGACGATGCCATCGACGTGGTTGGGCAAAGTGATACTTTCTACGTAATCTCGAATGAACTTGTCGGGGGTCGGAAGTATCCCGGCGTTGAAAATCAAACTGTCATGCTTATCCGGGGGATTCAAGACTACAAGGCAAGTACCGGCCTCCATCATCTTGTGATAGACAGCCGGTGTTGCGTCAGCAGGGTCTGATGTGAAGTAGATGAGAGAGCCGGGAAAAGCACCACTTTTGTTGACGGGTATCTTCATCGGCTTTTTACTGGTCCAAAACTTGAGAACAGCTTCAAAGTTCAGGGCGTCGTCATAGTGTACGCCGATGATCGGGATTGAAGCGTTCACTGCATCAATAAACATTACTTGTCATCCTCCCCACTCCTTGGGTCGGAATATGTCCGATATAAAGAGCGTATCACCCAGAAGATAATTCGTCAAGAGTTATTTTTGTGGAAAAGAAGGCCCCCAGACCTGCGGAGCAAAGTCTGAGGGCGATTACTTCTTTTGTGTGTTCGCTTTCGGGATCACTAGTCTTTGAAAACCTAGTGATTATTGGTCTGTGTACTGACTTCATACAGTGCGACCGTCTCCGGTCCTAGTTTCAGGATGGGATTTCTTCCAGAGGTACTACTTATACTAAAAAAACTCAAAACAATTATAAGTTAGAAGGGGTGCCAGTCACGCCCTGATTGGCTGGCACTAACTAGCGGAATACTAAGTCTGGCGCAAATGCTCGCAACCACGTTGCCGGTGTTCGCATTTTTATAGCTCCCTTTCCTAAGATGTTTCGATAGTATCACTCAGAAATCCATTCGTCAAGCATTTTTTGCAATCAATTGCAAATGTTGTTCTGCTTCTTTGCGGGCAATGGTGGCGTGACGATCACACCAGATATTAGCGCCAGCCCTATCGCCGGAGCCTTTGCCTTGATGGCCTTTGACGTGCTTCAGCCATAGCTGACCCCACGATTGATGGATGCGAAGCTGTGTGTTCTTAGCAAAGTCTCGTGCTGTTTTCGTGCCTTGATGGTTGGCAATCGGGCAATCCGTACCCTTGCTAACATAACCACCAAAACTCTTCATAAGGCCAAGAGCCTGAACTGAGTCACTCTGAGCTACGATGATTACTCCAGCTTGATGAGGTAAGGCGTCTAGAGACAAAACAATAGCCTCACACAGGGCTATACACTCGGCCTCTACGTTTGTAGCTACTGGCCAGTTTATAGGATGGTAGCCGTTGAACCACATGGTATTGTTGCGGGACCAGAAAGCATAACCAGCCGCGCCATCCCGCCATGAAGCATCAGAAAAAACTGTAATCAGGTTGGTAGTCTGACTCAATTCATAGTCCTTTTGTCTGTATCGTAAACCATGAAAGACGAGGGACTAAGACTCATCTCCGCAAACATATCTCGAATTACCGCCAGATCGAGCAACTTCATCTCCGGCTCAGGTACTCCGGGTAGTCCCTCGAACTCACGCTCGATAATAACCATGGCTTGGTAGCGTATTCTCATCTCACCGCCTTGAAAATCTTGTGTGCGAAGGGTCTCATAGGAGCGCCTTCTGGGCCTTTGTTATAGGCTTCGATGAAGATCATCTTATAGACCCCATCTTTGTAGGGTTGCCGCCGCCAGTGGCCGGAGACGATCCACTAACACTGGTACTCTCGGTGTCCGCCCTGAGAAGCCCGTTCCCGTTCGTCTTCCAGTTTACGTAAGGCTATCACACGGTAGCTGGGGACAACAGGCTTCTTTTTCTGAGCTTGCATCTTGTGAAGCCACTTAGCAGTCGGAACTGTTTTTATACAAGTCATCTTCTGCGCCATCATGTGCATAGCTGCGTAAATCCAGCGCATCTCATGTAGCCGGTCGGTATCGCGCTCGTTTTTATAAGAGCCTACTCCTGCGACAATGAATGCCTTGTGCTCAAATTCGCGTATACGATCAATAAGGCGAGCGCCTTGCTTGAGAGTGAAGTAAGACCATGCCCCAAACCCGAGTGCTTTAGGATTGTAATTTTTGAAATCCTGAAAGCACAGAAAGTACACAGTCTCTGGGTCAACTTTTACCCACCCTATAGCTCGCACAAGAGTGTCAATCTTCTCAGCTTCTAGTCTAGGCTTTATAGCGTCAGGCATCGGCACAATAAAGGATTTCTCGCACCATAGCCAGCCATACTCGGACTGCATCCAAGAGCACTCGAATTCTAGTTCATCGGGTACCGACGACCGAGCCGCGTCTACTAGATCACCGAAACTTGCGTTCATGAAGTAGGTTGGGGCGTTGATGGTGTCTGCAAGTATGCCGATGTAGTTGGGTAGAACCTTTTTGAAACTAGGTTCTCTCCAGAAATCGTTAGCCCCGGCTTTGGCCCACGCCAGCCACTCAGCGCGTACTTTCAAGGCGGTTTTGTGTGATACTTCCATCACTCACCCCACGTCGTCTTGCTTTGGATTAGGGAGCCTGTTACGCCCGCGCCCATGCGTTTCTGAGCGCCGTTGAATTTCGCGGCCTCATAATGGTTGGTCGTAAATTCAAGCTCTACCAAGCTGCTGTTTTTGCTGGAGTGAGCTACCTTAGCAACGTAGATCGGGATGTCCTGTTCCGAGCACGATACGCAATCGTTGACGTTACCCGGCTTGTTGAATCCTAGAATAAAGAGTTCGCCGCATTTGCGGCACTTACGCTGGGGTATCGGCATTATGCCCTCCGTTTGCTGAGAATCCTGTCATCGATAGATGCAGTTTGGTTGACGGGGTACTGGCGAGCTACCTTCGGATAAGTTTTGGATTTGAGATTGAACATTTCAGCGCGAAGCGGCATTAAGAGTTCGTCCGCGAAAGGCCGAAGAGCGCAATGCAACTTGGCGATTTCAGCTTCAGCACGGGCAATTCTTACCTGCAAGCCAGCGGCGTTAGAAAACGCCCAGCCGTTGATAGCAACCCTGATTGGTTGGAAGATAACCTGTTTTTGACGTTCGGTAAGGTGCATTTGCCCACTCCTTTGGGTTTCGACCTGAAATAAGTGTAAGCCACCTGTAGCCATTCGTCAAGAGTTATTTTGCAATTGATTGCACTCGCAGGAATCGTAGAACTTTCCACAGCCTCCTACGCAGAGCCATGCGGAGTATGCTGGATCGAGATTACGATCATCGGTAATGGGCAGATGTACAAGGTTCGGTTCTTCTTTGACCAGTACGCGCCCACCCACAGGTCGTACCAAGCTAGAAACATTCTTATCTTCCACATTACTTCTCCTCAAATTCTAGGTTGTCCACTCGTCAAGAATTATTTTGCAACCAATTGCAACTGACGTTTAGCTGTCTTCAGTATGGCTTCGTTCTCTTTCAGTTGCGCCCGCAAAATCTTTGAGCGTTTGGTTCTACGGGCTACAAAAGAGTGGTAAGCGTCGAAAGGCTTGGCGTGAGCATACTTCTTGCGGCCTTCGTTCAAAACAAATCTCTTCATGCCATGCGCCCAGAGCCACACGCCTTTGGGTGTGGTTTTCAAGACTTCAAATTTGTACAAATGAAGTGGAGAAGGCTTGGATAGGAGGTAGAAAGCCCAGCTTACCGGTTCGTCTTCTTCAAAGGTATAGTTAGGTGAGTAGCGCCATGGGTCTACTCGATACCAGTAAACCTTTTGGTTAGCTTCTTTGTCCACTGTTTTCACCATCGGCACTGCCTTTACTCCGAGTACGGTTGGCATTTAACCTCTTCTTCTGCTCTTTAGCTCGTTTCATGTTGCAGTAGTAGCAAGCCCCAACTAGATTATCTTCTTCGTTGGAGCCCCCCTCACATACCGGTATGACGTGATCGATAGTCATCTGTTTCTTGAGGAGAGGATAGAGGGTGCAGTACCTGTTACACCAGTGGCACTGGCCTCCCTGTAGCCTGTGTACTCTTAGCCGTTGCTGGTGCCGCCAGTTACTACCAAGGCGTCGGGAAACGGGACAGATATAAGTCACTTTCAGTCTCCTGAGAACGTCGATAGTCTTGAAAACTTGCAGCTTGTTCTTTGTCCAACAGACTCTGTTCTTCGTTCATCTCAGACTCCGACAACAAACTAGCTTCTTCCGAAAGTTCTTCGTGCATTGCCTTGCGGGGATCGAACTTCTTTTTACGCGATTCGAGTGCCATTAGAACTTACCCCAGAAGAGAGTGCCTACCGGAAGGTAGGGTAGCCAGAACTCGTCAAACTCGCAGTTGCTGGGGGCATCTTTGAAAAGCGGTGCTATGTCTTCATCTTTGAACCCTGCCAGACCACAACCCACGCGAGTAACCTGAAACCTCAACTTCGGATGCTCCTGAGCGTAGGCAAGGAACTTTACTACATGCCTCTCCACTTGTGCGATAGACATAGGAGCCATGTTGTGCCCTTTTGTCGGCAGGGCATAAGCCAGACCAGTAATTCCTTCGCCTACACCCCAAGCTGCTCCGTACTTCTGGTGTGCTGCACGAGCCGCGCCACCAGCATGAATTCCGCTCAAATTACTGCCGAATACAAAAATCACTTTGCTTTACCTCTTTTCTTGGGAGTTTGCCATGATTGCCTAATCCTTTAGGTCGGGAAATGTCCCGATGAAATAAAAATACGCCCTTTATGGGCGTTCGTCAAGAGTTATTTTTGATTTATTTTTGCAATTGATTGCAAGCTAACGGCGGAAGAGAAGCTGCTCGTCATTACGTTTGGCCCATAGAGCCGCGTCTACCCTTCGCCCCCGGTGAGCAAAAGCAAAGAACGAAGATGCAGCTATCTGGAACTCTCCTGCATTCAGAGCCTTAAGCAGCTTAGAGTCTTCAAAATGAACCCCGTTGCCATGACACGCCCCCGAAACTATGTCATACAACAGGCTGAGAAGGGCCTCGCGTTGATTACCTTTGAGAGGCACGCGGACACACTTATCTAACAACTTCTCAGCCTGCCGTTTGTAGGCCCAATCGAGAGTAGCTGTCATTACAAAGTGTCTTCTTTCTGTTGCAAGAACATAGACATGAGATAGTTCACAATCTTGTCGCTTACTACCCCATAGAGGCCAGCCGTGGCCGGGGTAAGGGGAAAGTGCTTACCTACATCGAAACCCATGATGACGTAAAGCTGCGGGCTACGCCACCAAATCCAGAACAGAGTCGTACTTATAAAACTCCGATAAAGGATAGACCCGATGTGATCGTGCATATAGTCCCATGTGTTTTTCCATGGAGTATGGGAAGAGGCCGACATTAGATCGGCCCGCATCAAGACACTCAGAATCTGGCCCACAACGTACAGGCCCCAGAGCGAAAATTCTTCTCGCCAGTAATTCTGCGCTAGATAGTGAGAAAACGTCATGGGTTCCTACTTTGCTGGAGGGATAGACACCATTACTGGGTCTTCTTTCTTAGGCCTATATAAAAGCGCTTCACACCCAATGTACGCGGCCCCACCTGCTGCTGCACTTACGCTTCCCTTCTCAGCGCGAGAAGTTAGTATTCCGGCCCCCACGCCAGCCGCACCACACACACCATGCTTCAATGCCGACCTAACACGATGCCAGAACGTCCCGCCTTTGAGCAATTTGTCTTTGGCGGCAACTTCTTGAGTCAAAGCGAGTTTCTGGTTGGAGAGAGCCGTTATCTGGGTGTTCAAGTCTACTTGAGTTTTTTGACAAGCTGTAAGGTTGTCGGTAGTGGCATCGCAAGCTAACTCTGAATTGCGTAGTTCTAACGTCGGCACTGTAGTCATAGGTATCTTAGTAGAGGGGTCGGTATAGGTGTTGACGCTTGCCGGAGCCGCCTGAACTCTCGCAGCTATCATCGCGTCTATCTTGGCGTAGTCTACCGGCACTACTGGCTGTTGTTTAGCAGCGGCGATGAGGGCCAGATTCTGAGCGAGTGTTTTCTGTACTGTAGCCGCATCGTCCTTTGCCACCGAGATCGTCTGGTCATTGGTTTTCAAAGCGGCCTGCGCCGTCTGATTGATGACGTTGATCTTTTGCTTTTCTGTGGCGTCGGCAACAGCCTTGGCGTGCCAGATAAAGCCACCAGCTATGCAGATGCCGATAATGACTACAGCCGCGTAGAAGTGAGGGAGCGTGATCGGAGAATGTGCTGCTGCTGTAGTAGCCGGTGGGGTTGTGTCCGCCATCTCAAATCCCTCCATGGGTACGTTCTTTTGCGGTTAGTGTGCTGCTGGTAACTGCGGCAGCACTGACATTATGCGAGTGATGAACATAATTAGCGTCAAGATACCACCCCCGATGGTGACGAAAGCAACAAGAGCTAGGATCGCTATCCACACACCCCGGAAATTTGCCTCCATTGTGGTAGCTTTTCTGGCTCCGTCTCCGGCTGTGTTCGTCTTCTCTTCAATACGTTGCATGGTGCTCTGCAAAGTATTCATCTTGGAATTCAGTTCTTCTTGGCCCTTACGAAGATCATTCAAAGCACCTGACCCCCCATCACCTTGCCCGATGATAGAGAACACCTTCTGTTCTGAGCTATTCATGCGAGACTTCAACTCCGATATTTCATGGCCGAAGGTGTCCATAACACCTCCGTGTTTGTGTATATCACTCCTGTTTTGAGCGTGCTTGTTGTCGATGCTCGCCGTAAGTTCAGTGAATCTACTCTCAACCTGATGCCCAAAAGCCGTGAGCGTCTGAGTCAGGTTCGAGTTCAAGCTTTCAATCGAAGCAAGAAGGGCAGCGTCGGTTTTCGAGGTTCTCGTTACCACTCTTGTCTTCCTTGCTTGAGGGGTTATGATTTCGGCGATTAATTTTCCACTAGGCTGCGGCATAAGACTTACCTCATGTTACCAAAGTTTAGGCGGAATCAGAAACGAATACTTCAGGACCAGTGCAATCATTCTTAGGCTACAACTTTAGATGCAATTGATTGCAAGCTCAACAAAGTATACAGATTACTGTAGCAGCATTAGTATTCGGGGGATCGAGTACGTTTTCAATCAAAGACTGCACAACCAAACAAGGGATTGTAACTATGGCGTCTCCTGCATACATTGTGGAGACAAAAGACAGAGGAGAGGAGACGCTAGGGGTGTTGCTGTCTAGGCTTTGTACTACGTTGAGGGGGGAGTTAGCTGCCATATTTAGGCAATCTCCTTGATGCCTATTTGCAACTGGGACAGAGCCGCTGAGGTCCAAGGTGCTGAGGTATTAGGGTCGTTATCGTAAGTTGTGATAAATGGCTGGTAGCTCGTGCCCAGAGCGTAGTCTGATGTCTCCACTAGAGTAGACCCTGACTTCAGAAGACCATGGATCGTTCGAGTACCTGAGTCGTCTTTATAGGCCACTAAGTTGGTTTGTAGAGCAAAGACGGTGTTTACTGCGGAGGGCGGCGCTCCTACTGCATACAAGTCTACCTGTCCGGGGGTGCTGCTAGACACAAACGAAGAAGGACTTCCAGCAAAAGGAATGCTGTTAGTGCATTGCCAGTTAGCTGATGCACCGTTAGGAGTCCACTGAGCGGAGTCACCCGGGCCACTAGCCACTTGGCAAACTACTCTCACATCTCCCAAGAAGGTGTTGTTAGTAGTTCCCAAGGTATCAACCATGTACACATCATCAATCAGAAAATCCCAAGCGCTCGACGCCCCAAAATCCATAAAAGTGAGGGTGTTGGTCGCGCTACCTTGAGTGTTCACGTTCTCCACTTTCATAAAGGTAGAGCCGTTTATCCGTAACTCCAAACTGCCGTTATTCTGGTCTATGGTGATGGCTAGCTCATAGTAATTCCAGCCCAAGCGGTAGGGAGCCGAGGATGCGGCTAGTTGCTGGCCTCCTCTATAAAACTGTAAGTACCCTCCATTTGACTTTAGAGCCACTTGGAGACCTGTTGGGTCGTAGAACTGAAGGACGGCTCTGTTTGGATTGTTGCCGAACCAATAGATTGCCACTCCGAAGACTATTGAGGTCTTTGTGGGAAGTGCCCTATTCATACCGTTGTTGCCGTTCCCATTAGGGTTGCAAAAGTACCCGTAGCCGAAACGAGGGGAAACTCCCCCATAGCTATTACTGAAGAACGCAGGGGTACCTGAGAATCCATTTAGGGTTACTTGCGAGGTCGTATAAAAGTCAAACCCATCCATAAAGATCAGAGACATAACCTAACTCCTTGTTCCTAAGAAAGTAACTGACAACCCGGCTGCTGAGGCGTCGGGAGTATCGGGGGCCAAGATACTCACCTTATCGCCCACAGCAAAACTCTCTGCCCCTATGGTGAAGGTAGCTGTGGTTGACCCGGCAGCAAAATTAGCTGTGCCTACTGTGGTGCCGTTCTTCAATAGACTGACAGTGAGTAGGTTGGTCGTCGCCGTGTCAAGAGTAGCTACGGAACCAACTAAGTTAGTCGGCCAAGAGAAAGCCCGCACTACATTCACTTCTGCTAAGGATTGGTTAGCAGTAAACTGACCCCCCACATAGACCGCGATGTCGTAGGGGTGTGTCAGCGTTTGCTGGGTGGCACTAAGGACTCCGTTGGTAGAGACTATGGTTGTGCCGTCTACCTCACACAGCCCAAACACTGTGGTACTGGCTTTAGGGATGGTGTTAGGCACATTTCTTATGGCCTGCTCTATCGCCTCAAAGCGAGCTACTACCGTGGGGTAGGTCGTCGCGTTAGTGGTGCTGGTAAGCAAGGCACCTTCGTCTATCGCCGACATAAACACAGACGAAAGCAGGGTAGCTGAGGTAAAGGACGTACCAGACCAGACAATCTCATAAAGAGCGTCTTGAACAATCGTCTGGATCGTAGGATTGCCAGTATTGTCAGGGGTGATGTAGTACGTTCCTGCACCCTTGCCAGAGAACGCTAGCGTGGCCACTGCTTGGTTCTGAACTAGAGATACTGTGCTGGGCTTCCAAGCATAGCCCACACCTACAAGGAAATTGGTGCCTGATTCTGTTCCTGAGTAGCTAGTATTTCCGATCACAGAAGAACTGAACCCAAAGAGAGCCAGTAGAAGCGTTCCCAGACTAGCAGGACTTCCCGAGCCTTCGATAGAGGTTAGAAGGTTATTGATGGTGGTCTGGAGAGTCGAATTGTCGTTGTTCATTTTGGCAACGTAATTAGTGTCGCCATTGTCGTAGGTGTTGAGAGTAATTGAACTCACGAGTTGATCTCCTGTAACTTACCAGCCAAAAATATGCCGGTCGCGCCGAAAGCTGTACTTCCAAAGCCAGGCCCAAGTGTAGCCAGTTCTCCAAGAGTAAGAGGCCGCGCCCGCAACGACAAATCTTCAACAGTGCCTATCTCGCCTGTATCGAGATTTACAGGGTATCGAGTGCGAGTGCCGGGTAACTCAATTGAAAATCCGGTGACCTGCCATTGCCCACTTGAAGTACGGGTAAGAGTTACAGAATTACCGACATCGGCATAGCGAAGCTGCTGGTTATTGGGAGCTATCGGTACCTTGCGGAGAATAGTTCCAACAGTGAGGGAATCTGAGAAGTTGTAATGCCGGGTTCCCGGAACCCCAAACAAGTCTTTGATCTGCTGGTCGATTCTGCCTGATGCAGAGGGAATGCCGACGTTGACATCACAAGCATAAATCAGGTTCTTGCCATCCCCAACGAGCAAAGCTGGCCGCGTCATAACTTGCCCGTTCAACGTTGTTACTGTTGAGCGTATTACTGCGTTCGTGAGGTCGGTAAGTGTTCCGCTGTATCCCATTAGATCGTGAACCCCGAAACGTCTAAGGTGTTATCGCGCTGAGACATAATGCCCCGCGTAAAATCTAGGACATACATTTGGGAACCGTCAGGTAACTGAATTATATCACCTTTTTCCACACTTCTGTCTTCAACAATTGTGAGGTTTTGCGTGTTGGCGGCAGCGGCCTGATATATGAGTTCCCGCGTGCATACAGCCTGAGCATGGGCCTCGTTCATAATGAAGTCGCACTCTTCTGTTACGGGATTGTCTGCCCATGCCAGCGCCGTACTGCTGTAGGCTTCTGAGGTGTTACGAGCGTGCACGTAAGAGTAAGGTACGCCCCAAATCTCATAGTCACCCGTTCCCATAGCTGCCATGATGGTGAAGATAGCGATGTCACAAGCAGCTTCAATTCTCTTGCCCAAAGGGATCGTAGTTCCCGGAGCCGTAGTTACTCCATCGGGGTAGCTTGCAGCTATTAGCTTGGTGAGAAAAGCTGCTGCAAGTACAACGTAAGTCCAGCCCAATGTGATGATAGTGAGTCGCCCGATAGCCGGAGTCTGCTGGTCCCACAATTCCAAAAAACAAGGCAGGAATACAGTACCTCCGATACGGAACTGATTCACGCTAGTTTTGGGACGCAAGTAAGTCTGCGTTGCACACTGCGAACCATCAGCGGAAAACGCAAGGTGCTTCCAGAATACTGGAGTAAAAAATCCCGCCGTGAGCGTAGTCTCAGCCAACTTACGAGCTTGCTGCTCTGCAATAGTCAAATTAGGGTCAAGCCATTGCAGAATATACCTAGTAGTTGGGGGACGACTGCGAGTAGCCCCAAACTTGACGAGTCGAGTATTATCCAGAACATGATCTGGCAATCGATTGCTAAGGTCTTTGCTAACGCCTTTGAGCCGCCCAATAGCATCTATAACCGGAGTCTGACCCAGAGGGAGAAAGAGCGTGCCCATCATCTCCCACGCGCTTAGATTAGCAAGCTGTGTGTTTGTGTGGGAGGTCGTAATGGCGCTGACTGGGATGAGCAAATCTTGGGCTACCAAGCCCACTTGATTGGCTACGTCTGTAATTATCGTGCTGATATTGGTGCTCTGCGGGTACTGATTTGTAACGTACTTTGTGAGTTTCCAGATGTCTTGTGTCTCCCGCGACCGCGCCGTAATCGTTAGAGAGTTCTTACCAAACGATTTGGTGATGCTAGTTATCGTCTCGATAACCATAATTGACAGGTTTTTGCCGTCTTCCATTGTTGAAACGATTTGCTGCGAAGAGGGCATAGCAGCACCGTCAAACTCGTTATTGTAGTCAAGGGTAATAGTTAGGGTTGCTGAAGTCTGCTTGCCGCCAGACACCCAAGGCGAGATGTCGATGCTGTCTTTAGGAATGCCGTTTTGAACATCTTCTATAGACGCAGTGGGGTGGTACCAGACTTGGGTATTGCCTTTGGTGTCTAGCGGACTGGCGGACCAACGACTATCCATTACACCTGCACCTTTGAGACCATCTTCCAAAATACCGATACTGGCTTGTCTGTCCAGCCAAAAGGGTTGCCGTCGCCATCTAGGGAATTAATGAGATCGTTCAAGGCTATTCCCTGAGACTTGAACCCCGCCATAGCGGCCATTACTGGACTTCCGGCATTACCAGTCACAACATCAATCATCTGCACGTTATAGCCGATAGCGTTGCTGTAGGACGGGTACCACTGCATGTATCCGATAGAGGGATCGACCGGATTCATGAAGCACGCCAGAAGCAACCTAAGCTGTGTGATGGGCATTGCCAGACCGCCTAGAGATAGCCACCTCTCTTCACAGGTGATGTCTCGGATGTCTCCAGACCACAACTTGCTTGACGACCCCTGTAGAGACTTGGTGCTGGCATAGGTGGGTGCGATCATCACATCACCATCCATGTTCGTCCACTCATCTGGAGGGTACTCATAATCAAAAGCCCCGAGAGTAGGGTGAACTATCTTTCCCTGACCGTTGGGATAAGAAACAGCAGGCATTACCAGCGTCGAAGCTGAGGATGTTACCGGTGTGGAAGCAGCGGTTACAGTGAAACTTGCATTCGACGTGAGTGTAGCCATGTAACTCCTGTTCTGCAATCAATTGCAAACTAACTTGTGGGTGCGGTTCCAGCACCTGTTTGGACTGGGTAGGCAGGAGTAAGCCCAGACACTACATCAGGCACAGTTACCGTGCTTTCTACTGAGCAAGTTCCTGCCGAATCACAAGATACTTTAGCTAAGGCCCGCCCATAGTAGTCTGTGAAGCCCTGAGAAACCAAAGAGCCGGTGCCCGCAACCGTGGAATAAATCAAGGCCCCGCCTATTCCCCGGTTTAGGTCGTCGAGTAGCGAAGTCATTACTTGAATTGTAGCTCCCGCTGCGGGCTTCTGCAATGGTAGGGGGTTGGTGAGACGGTTAGGGTTATCCATCATCTTATAGCCAACAACATAAGTCTGATTTATTCCACCTACGGCGGGAAGTATCTCGCAGATCATCAACTGATTGTATGTTGGGTACCAGTACATACACACCGCGCCCTGAGTAGAACTCCATCTCATACCCGAAGAAGGAGGAACATAAAACGTTTTTAGAACTGATCCAGTGGTGTAGTCAAAGAGAATCAAGACGCCGTTCTGGCATAGAGCGTAAGCATGGAGGCCGTCTCCGAGCATAGTAAGGGAGATGAGAGTGTCGGGCATATTCAGGGTGTAGGAGACCACCCCTGTAGCCATGCTGTATATGTTGATACCGTAACCTATGCTGCTTATGAGAATGCCAGCGCCCTCGTCTATCTGAACAAAGTACCCAAAGTAAGGTATGCCAAAAAAACTAGCGTAGATTCGGGTAGAATTAGCGTTTGAAAAGGTTGTGGGGTCTACCGTTTCAAGATAGCCCGAGTTCTGCCAGTTGAAATAACAAATGCCGGTTACGCTCAAAAAAGCATTTACTGCGGCAAAGAAAATTCCCGGAACAGTCTTAGTGGTGGCTAAGAGATTGCCTACAGTAGCGTCATACTTATACTGCATAATACTAAAGTTAGAAAAGGGTACGCTGGTGTCGGTTAGGGCGATGTTCAGAATCAGGTAGTCTAAAGAAACTTCTGGTACGATTACTTGGCCATCCGTGGCGTCGAGAGGAGTTACTTCATTGGTTGGGTCGGGTTGGGGCAAGGTGAACATAGCAAACACACTGCCGCCTGACTGACCAGAAGCATAAGAGAATGGCGCGGTCTGAAAAGCTGGAGTTAGCATGTTACGCTCGCAGTCACGGTAGAGTCGGCAGTATCGCCCACACCGTAAAGAACTTGAACTGTAGCCGTGCCAGTAGCATCCGTAGTGCTCTGACTAGATTGAATCGTGCCAGACCCCGAAATTGACCAATCTACCAACTGGCCCACGCACAACTCACCTTGCTGGCCTGTTACTTGGCACTTGTAGGTAGCCAGTGTGCCTTGAGCGCATACTGAGTTTGCAATCAATTGCACAGATGAGATCGCATACGGTACTACGTCAAGAGACCAAACATTTAAGGTGTAGGGTGTGGTCAATCCATCACCGTGCAGAGAGACTACAGTACCGAGATCAGGGGCGTAAACTGCTATATCGCCCGCCTCCCCAAGATGGAAAACAGGAGACATAACTTTACTTTCTATGTCATAAAAAGTAAAAGTCAAATCCGACCCGTCAACTACCTTGGAAAACATTAGCTCTGTCGCGGTGCGACCAATATAAACGTTGGTTTGTTGGTTTACATACACTAAATCTTTAATGCTTTTACCGTCGCTCATCGACACTACTGCGGTACTAGAAAACTGACCGTAACGAGCGTTGGGAAAGTCAACAAAAACAGGAGAACCCGGATACGAGTTACCAAACCCGGAGAAAGGGTCTGTGTAGACATAAGCACATAAAGCATAAGGCTCATAATAATAGAACCCACTGTAATTGATGTAAGTTGCCAGTTGCTGGCTTTGTGTTACCCAAGTCCAGCGGCCTATGCCGTTGTTTCCAAAGAAATTTCTGCCTACGTCCACGCATATCCCATCGAGAGACACGAGAGTAAAGGCTCCTTGTAACCAGACAAGCATACCCCAGTAAGGCACCCACATGGCATACGCAGTGTTGCTATCGGTCCCTGAGACCGGAGACGCATCACGATTCACCAAGCTGAAAGGCCCTGATAGTTTAGTAATCATGAGTGGTAGGTCACACTTACTGTAAGGTTGCCGTTATAACCACCAGCCTGATAACTAGCCCATGCGTTGCCCCATGCGTCTGTCATTGAAGATAACGCCGTTATGTTTCCTGACCCTACTGTGATCGCCCAGATAATATTGGCATTGGGTTTGCCTTGGAACTGAAATATGCCCCCCCCAGAAGCTGTTACTTGCTGAGATATGAGACGGCATACTCCAGCTTGACCAAGGTATTTATTTTGAGCATACCCACTTGGAAACGCTGGTATGAGCACAGTTGCTCCGTAGACACTTTGGGCTAACCCTGAGTGTCCTTGACCTGCTACCGATACTGCCCCGAGCGCTACCGCACCAGATGCCATACTGCCTCTATGTTAGGGGAAGGGATACTGTGAAGCCCGTAACGGCTACAATGTCCCCGTTGGTGATGGTTGTAGTCGCCAGATTTAGGTCACAGCCGGTAGTTCCAACAGAACCATCCATGATTGCTGTGCCTCCATCGGAAGCAAACATGCGGAACCATGAGGCCGTGCCGGTAGCGATGGCGGTGGCCGGTGCTATGGTGTTGGCCCCTATGACCCCTCCCGAAGCAGGTTGGAATGCAGGACTTCCAAATAAGAAACTAATAAGCTCAGTCTGTGTTGTGATCGCCTGATCTGAGTTACTCGGCTGACTACCGTTGTAGACGTTGATAAACCCAGCACTAGCTAGATTGTTGAATGCAGCTAACATTGCCGCCGCTGTTGCCGCCGCCAAACTTGGATTATTTGCCATAGTTATCTCCCTGCATACGAATCAGCGACGATGCCGCTTACTACGTCTTTCACTGTCCAGTTTGCCATATCCGGGTGAAGCATGAGAGTCGGCATACTTGCGCCCGGTGCCGGGGTTGTAGCAGCATGGGAACCGACACCCCCTACCATGCCACCCGCCGCAAACTTAGGCATAGGCACACCACCCGGTAGTGCAATTGATTGCACAGGAAGAGTGTCATTGTTTATCATGTTCAGCAACGGAAGCCACTTACGGGTTTGTTTGGCCCGCGTGATGTGCTCGCCGGGGGATACCAGAATCGGAATGTTGTCTGAGGTATCGTGGCCCCGACCTCCGATAACTCCACCATGAGCAAATCCCAACCCACTGGATATTGCACTGTCTATTTCCGGTCCAAAGTCTTTTCCTGCGATGTTAGTCAGACCTGAAAGAGCCTTGGAAGCATCGCCTACCGCGTTGCTTTGTGCATAGTCAAAAGGGTCTAATTCCATGGCGTTAGGATCGCCAGAAGCTCCCCCGGAAGATGGAACTGATGGTGTGGCGTCGGGTAAACCCGACAAAGAATTCAAGTCTACTTGAGGCAAAGGTCGTCTTCCGGACTGCGCTGCCGGTGCTGCTGCCCCTGTCGCCGGAGAATCTGGAGAATCCGAACCTACTTGGTAGTCTGCGGTGTCGGTGTAGTCCCCCACAGGACCTTGACTGCGAGCTTGCCTTTTAATAGACGCTAGATTGTTTGGCCCACCGGTAGGGGTGAGTCCCAAAAGTCTGAGGGTTTTGTTGGCTATCTTGTCTTGTAGAGCCTGTCCAGTTGGGATATTGAAAGACGGTGCAGCGCCCGATCCTGTACCTCCTGAGGAGGTAGCAGCCTTGGTTAGGCCATCTACTAGAGTACCGATTTTTGCTCCTGTAGCGCCCCCCAGCGCACCACCAATCTCCGAGGGTAGGGTAGTAGTACCTCCGCCCCCTAGCGCGTTCTGAAGGCTCTCAGAAGCAGTGTAAGAGGTAGTACCCCCAACACCCACAGTAGAGGCTTTGCTCATACGATCATCGTGACGAGCCAACAGAGCCGCCGTTACTTCAGGAGTGAGATGAATGGGGTTATTTACTGTGCCTACTGGCTCTTTATCACCCAACCCAAACACTTTGCCCAGCCCGTCGAATATCGAGGTACCCTGTATAGGCTTGCCGTTCTCGTCTAACTTACTGGTTGAGTCGCTGATGCTGTTGAACAACTTCTTGGTTACGTTCTCAGACAGGCCACCGAGAACAGTCTTTTCCAAGCTCTTACCGAGTTCGACCAGCGTATTCTGTGCCTGACGGAAGTTCGTAACGAGGTTAGTAAGGGCACCGGATACCGAAGTCTCGAAACTGTCCCTGATCTTCTGGCCATACGTTTCGATACTATTGCCCAACTGCTCGTACTGATTCTCCAGTTCCTGACCTTGAGTTTTCAGACCCTCTAACTGATTGGCGAAGCTGTCGGTGTTGCCTCCGGGGTTGAGTTTGAGGAAAGCCAAAGCACTCTCTTCTACTTCACGAACTTTAGCGGCCAGCACGTCAATCTTGCGAGCCACTACATCCTGTTGCTGAGTGATGAGATCGTTATTGGCCAGCATCTTCTGCTGCTCCGTAAGGCGTCCGTTAGCAGTAGCGCCATTCAGGTTATTGCGCTGGGCCTCTATCAGAGCGTTAGACCGGCGTTCTTCTTCGGACGACTGGCGATCCATCTCTTTCAGACGGGCCTGCAAGTAGTCAGCAGCTTTGCCAGATTCGATCAGACGCTTAGTGCCCTCGTCTATATCAGGAGCAAAAGCCTTTACAGACTTAGCAATTTTCTCCCATTTCTCATCAATGCCTACAAGTTCTCCGAGATAGCCTCCAGTGTCTTTGGCGACCTGAACATTCAGATCAGCTATCCGCTGATTAGCTGCAAGAATTTCCTTGGCTTGCTCAAGCTCCAAATCTTTGCGCTGAAGAGAAGCCGTTTCTTGCTCTTCAGTTATGGCAACTTGAGCTTGTGTAGCCGTGATAACCGCAGCATCCCTTTGCTGTCTTGTAAGAGCACCATTCTTTGTAGCGTCTTCCGCCTGTTTTGCTTTGGCTTTTAGAACGTCGATCTGGGCATCTTCGTTCGATTTGATGATGGCGCGGCGTTTTTCGTAGTACGCCAGTAGACCTATCTGCCCAGTGTCATAAGATTCTTTAGCGCTATCAAGAACAACTTTGTTGGCGTTTTGGATATGCTTCGCCGACTCTTCCGCACTATTGACTATCGTTTGATCTGCGTTCTTTACATCTTCTGCATGGCGACTGGCCTGTGCTGCAAAAAGCTCTCTGCCTTCGTCCGCAGCCTTATACTGAGCGTCTCCTACCTTAGCTTTGAGACGAGTTGCGTCATCTCCCTTAGCTCCACCAAGGTAGTTGAGGTTGAACAACAATTCTTTCAAGTCTTTTTGATCGCCTCTATTGGCGGTTGCGGCCTCGGCTGCTTTTAGAGCAATACTTGTGAGAACCGTCTGGGGGTCTGCCTCTCCTTTTACAGGCTTGTAGTTGGGGTTGAAGCGTTCTTTGACGGTGTCGCGGAAAGCGTTGTACGCTTCTTGAAAAGCAGGAGAACGAAGCCCAAATCCATCAGGGCCTACAGAGCCATTAGCGAACGTCTTGGCTCTCTCTGCATCGGCGTTATCGCTGTCTATCTGGAAATCATTTTTATCTTTGGCGTCCTGCGCCGCTGCTCTTTGTGCCGGGGTAGACGTAGCCGAGGCCAGAATCTTTTTGGCCTGATTGGTTACGTCGTCTTTTGCAGCGTTGTATCGCTGCTTTGCAATCTCTTTTTCTTCATCTGTACCGTCTTTAGCAGCTTGGAGCGCCCGATCAGCATCCAACTTTCTTTGTTCTTTGATACGCAAAACTTCGTAAGGATTCTTACCTGCTTCTTGACTGTCTTTGTCTTTTTGTTCCTGCACCATCTGAGCGACTGTCTTAGGGAAGGATAGCAGGGTGTTATTGATGATGAGGCTAAGGGTTCCTTTGATGTAGTCGCCGATGAAATACTTGATAGCTTTGCCCGCTCTTTCAGCAAAAGAAATGATGCCGTCGAACAGAGCGTGAAAATCCTTGTCTAGGGCTTCTACGTCAACGCCAGCTTCTTTCAAACTCCCAGAGATTATACCGAGAGGCCGGTCGGGTATAGAAAGAAGAGCGTCTTTGAACTCCTTGATCTTGTCAATTAGCACCGTGAAAGGCTGCAATACAAATAGAATTTCACCCCGAAGAGTCTCACCCCAAGTAGCATCTTTTACTGAGTCGTGCAACTTTACAGTGAAGGTTCCAATAGCCGTGATGAGGAGAGCAAGAGCTACAAGCACGATACCCCAAGGGTTACGAGCCATTGCTACAGTAAGACGGTTCATGGCTACAGTAGCCAGATCGGTGGCCGTAGCAAACACCCCTTCTGTAGCAGCAACATACAAAGTTACTTGGGCGTAAGCAATGAGTTCGGTCGCCAGCCCAACGACTAACTTTATGTTGGCTATGAGCGATTCTCCGAAAGCCGTTTGAAAGAAAGCTGCTGTGCCTGATGCTCCAACAAGAGTAACAAATGCCGCAGCAAGCGCACCAATCTCTTTCCAAAAACTAGCAACAATCAAAGCTGCTTCTCTCATCGCGCTTGCAACTGATTGCACGATTTTACCCAGACGCTGGCCCCCATCACTAGCAGAGTTGGCCTCGTCTGACATAGACGTTAGTTGCTCAAGAAATAAAGAAAGCTCCTGAACAATAGCGAGATAAGCCGGGAGAAGCTGCTGGCCTAGAGACGTGCTGAGATTGGTAGAGAGCCGTTCGAGCGAAGTAAGCTGCTTGCCTACGTCACCCATAGCTTCTGTGTAAGTGCCTGCCCGACGAGTGGCATTCTCCATTACAGCCGCGAGTACAGCCTCAGACTGTTCTCTCTGGGTTAGTTGGGCTGCTGATTTACCAAGGGTAGCCGCATATTTAGACTCTGCCTGCTCTAGGCGAACATTGATGCCGAGAAAGCGAAGGTCCATCGTACTACGAACTTCAATGGCATGGATGAGGCGCTGGAAAGTCTGGCTGCTATTTTCCCCAGAAATTAAAGCCAAATCCTGCGCGGCGCGAGCAAGATCAGCAGCTTTTGCCAGATCGATATTAGCTGTGATAAGAGTAGCGAGGGACTGTCGGGACGCCTGAGCAGTGATGCCCATGCGCTGTACAGCGTTGTCAGCGTTCTTGAGTTCCGCTGCCGTATAACCAGCATTCTTGCCTACTACACTGAGAACCGTGCCCAGCACTTGAGCGCGGGCCGCGTTGTCTGCCAGTTCTTTGAAAAAGCGAATACTTTCGAGCGCGAGAAAACCCCCAGCCAAAAACTTTACCGCGCCGGTTAGTCCTTCTACTGAAGTCTTGAGAGTTTCAATTGAACCCGCTTGTGTCTTGAGAGATTCTGCGGACTCTTTGGTATTTTTTGTGAGTTCTTTCTGACCATCAGCCATCGTTTTGATGACCTTGCCAGCGTTATTTAGGCTAGAGAAGTCAACGCCCTTTACCGCAGCACTGATGTCTCGGAAGTCTTTGGCAAGACCCTGCAATTGAGCCTTGGTATCCTGCCCAATGCTAATAAGAATTTTCAGTGAGGGATCGGGCATTGACTTCTCCTAGTAATCTTTTCCCCGCAAACCGTCTATGTACTTCTGAAAACTTTTCGGGTCTGAGTTCTGCGACTGCCTTATGGATATGGTGAGGTCGGCCAGTTGTGCCTTGTGCCGCTTGCCCACCCGCTCCACTAAGTCCTGTAGAAGAGGTATGGTAAAGCGGCGTAGATCACTTAGACGATACCCCTCAGATAGTAGCAGGTCTACCCCTGCTGTGAGGCTATCTGTGAACTCTCCAATACCACCGTCTTGTTTTCTTTTGCGCTGTCGCTCACGGATAGCTGCCGCAGTTGAGCCATCACCTGTGATACGAGCGACAGGGCCTTTTTTGGGTCCGGTACCGACGCCTTCCAAATCTCTACCAGTGCAATCAATTGCACGGTGACAGACATATTGTGCTGGATGTGGGCGGCAGCTTCTGCCAGGTCTTCTTCGTCCGCCGCCATCGCAATGATTTTGGCGCAAACATCGGGAGCCGCCAGCAGAACAGGGCCGATGTCCAAGTTCTCGCCCTTGCTTTCTACCGCTGAAGTATAGAGCTTGATAAACACGTCTTGGTGTTCGGCTACCAGCAACACCATCTCTTCTAGGTTTAGGGGGCGGATGTTCAAGTGGACGCCGGGGGCTATTTCTACGGAGGCCGTAGATGCTCCGAGCATCTGCACAATACTCACTTTATTCAACTTCGATGCCATAATCCCTGTCCTCCATGACAGACGAAAAAATAGGTGCTACTGGAGCGACCCAGTAACACCTATCTTAGCAGCGTCTGAGGAGAGGCGCTACAACTTATTACGAAAGTGACTTAATCCGAAAGTATTTCGATCCGGTCGTTTTGGTGCCGTCCGCCAGCAGTTCGCCTTCAAGCATAAACTGCGAGTAGGTGTCGCTGATGAGAGCAAGCTCCTTGAGAGGATCGACCGAAAACTTGAACACTTCGACGATAACCGGATCGTTATTCTCGACAGTGTTCAGACCCTCGAAACGCAGCCATATGTTCAGCAGAGGCTGAGTCAGTGCATCGGAAAGCTCCTGCGCGGTGTAGCTGTATGCCGCCGTTACCGCGAAGGTGCTGGTCAGGTCCGTCACGAGAGGACTACCAGTAGCTGTGATAGTCATGCCAGTGGTGTTGATGTTGACGCTGATGGCCGTGCCGGAAGCCGCCGTAACCGTGGCTACCTTGCCGTTAAGCAAACTGGCGTTAGCTCCGGTGAAGCCGGTAAGCGCTACAGAATCTCCGATGACTATGGGTGTAGCCCCGGTGTTAGAGAGCGTAATCGCAGTCGTGGCCCCGACAGTAACCGCCGTGGGTACTACTCCGAGAGTGGCGAACGGAAGAGTCCCATCGTTGATTTCAACCGAACCCGCAGCCAAGTTCACCTTGTAGTCATAAGGAGCCGTTGCTGTGGTGTAGGGGGTGAGTGCAGTCATGCCCAGCGACAACACCAGACTGGAGATGTTGATGTACTGGAAGCCGGTCACCAGACCCGGATATACGTTCACAGCTTCTGCCGTGACAGAGCCGGTAGTGATGGCCGTCGATACGCCGCGCAGAGCTTGTGCAAGGTTCTTGGCGATCCAGTTGTCAATCGTCACCGAAATGCTCGGCTTCGTTTCCGTCTGGAGACGGCTGTCAATGGCACGCTGCCCGTCCTGCGAACCCTTGTGATCCACAACCGTGGTGGCCACGCTGATCTTCAGGTCCGAGACGTTGCCGAGAGGCCGCAAGCCGGTGGGGTTACCGTTCGCGTCACGAGAGCCGATCATTACGACACCCTGCCCGCTAAAGTAGTAATTCTGTGCGTCGAAAGTCATGGTCTATCTCCTCGTGTTTTTGAATCTAAAGTTTCCCCACCAGCCTACAAGCTTATGCCTGAAGCAGGTTGCGGCTCTTCTTGAACCAGAATAGCAAGATACTTCCGCTGGACGTGCTAGACGACACCTTGATGGCATTCGTCGTACTGCCTCCGGCGAGTGTGGAAGCCGACGCCGTGACATGGCTGTTGCTGTTTGCTACCGACAAAGCAACCGAGTTAGCTGCTGTGCCCTCTGCTTTGGCCGTGATCGTGACGACGTTGGTGCTGGCCGAAGCATCCAGTGTCAAGTCCTGAGACTCGATCATATTGGCCAGAGCCGCCGCCGTCAGCGTGTCGCTGGTGCCAACGTAGACTTGACCCGGCGCGTTACCGGAGGTAGGCGTCTGAGGTCCGACTACAAAAGAGTACACTTTGCCGTTAACTGATACTGCATCGCCCGCAACAACACCCGAGAGAGTAAGCGTACCGGTAGCTTTCAGAGACACAATGCTAGTGCTGGAGGTAACATCAACCGGATTCGACCCAGCGACAAAGTACAAAGACTTTAGGATGGTGTCCTGCGTGTCGATACCATCAGTCACGGCAATCGCCGTGTTTGCACCCGCACCCGCCAGCGGCCCGCTAATGGTAAGGCCCTGAAGTTCGAGAAGAATTTTAGGCAGAACCGTATTCAGCCACTGCCCGCCGTAACCTGTACTGCCAACATACGTCAACATAATGTATTCTCCTGATCTTAGGGACTGTGTGCAGTGGTGGAACGAGGGGGGTTGATGTTATCTCACCCCTCCTGATGTTAGACCTCGGACAGCGTTGCGCCTGAATTTCCGGTGACAATCCACGAACCGTTGACAGCAAGCAGCTTGACGAGGTTTCCAACCGCGCCACCAAACGTCACCGTGTCGTCTGCGCCGTTGATACCGTTCGCCGGAGTCGTGATGGTGTGGGCATGAGCGGACGCCGAGATGATGGTGATCTCCGTACCGTCTTGGTAAAGCACTCCCTTGGGAGTAGTTGCCGTGGGAAGGGCCAGAGTCATGGCCTGCACGCCGCTACCGTTGAGGATGTACTTGCCACGCGCCAAAGGAATCGCGCCCGACGCCGAGATGTAGTTCAGCGGCTCTTCGCCATACATACCGAAAATTGCTTTTTCTGCGGCCATGATCTTATTCTCCTGTGTTCGATTTGAATTCTAACTACCGGTTTGGCCTGTTTTGGACGGGTACTGACCATCGTTGCGCCCAGAAGATCAGTCCCCCCTTGAGTGCCGCAGGAGCTTCCATCTGGAAGTGGTAAAAGTGTCCCGTCACACTTCTAGTGCCAAGAATAGCAGTACGCAAACTGTCGAGCAACAGAAAACTTGCGCCCTTAGTATCTGTCCTGATAGGCGCCTCTCCTCTCTGTAAAAGCATGAGAGTGAAGTGAATCTCCCCAGAAATACCCATCTTTGTCGAGGGTCCAGGGTCAGTAACAGACCTCATGCCGTTGTAGATGAGGCCCACAGCCGGGAGATTTACCGCCTTGAGGCGATCTGCAAGGTTTTCTTCATCATACACAAAAACGGTCTTAGTCTCAAACTCTGCAATTGATTGCACGAGAGTTTGGACTTCCATCATGACCTGAGTTGCCATTGGACTAGACACTAAGCGCCTCTTGTATGCGTAAAGCTACCAACTGGAGCATATAGGGTTCGTCTTCGGGACCGAAGTCAAGAAAGATTCTTTGGCGAGCAGCTTTTGGCGGACTGTACTGAAAGAAGGGGGCGTAAAAAACATCGGTACCAATCTCGCGTTCGTTGCCAGTGCCACTAAACAGTTGCAAGCTGTGGAACAAGTCGCCTGTGTCATAACCAGTAAGCCCACCCCGGCCATTCAACTCACGTTCTTTAGCTGCCTGAGACACAATCCATGGCACTCCTTGGGGATCGACGGCATGAATAAAGCGGGTACGAACCCGGTTGAAGATTACTGCCGCTCCTTCGTCGAGAATCTTGTCTATATTGAAATTTTGGTCAAGATTGTTGGCTATCTTGTCTATGCTTTCAAGACCAACAACTTCTAACTTGAACACGTCACTCGCCATACTAGTTCACCGGTCTAAAGCTAAAGCCTTTGAGACGGAAATAACGCTTGAGAAGAAGCTGTGCGTGATCAGTCAAAGCTTTGTATTGGGGTGTTGCTTGCGCGTTCCGATTGGTGGACTGGTCGGCGTTCAGGAGGCCGGGAACCTCCGACATAATAGCTTCATAGAGCATCTGGGGTATCTGTTCCGGCTCCATGATTACTTGAGTCCAGTTAGTCGTTACCGTGGGTTCGATACCGGCTGTCGTGGCTACGATGCAGATGAACACATACACTACGCTCGCCACCGTGAAATAAACAACGTCATTCACGTTATAGGCTACCGTAGGATCATAAGTAGTGGGGGTTACCGGAACATACACGATCTCCTGCCAGTAGAGAGAATCGGGAGGATTCCAGCCACTGCTGGGGGGCGTAGCGATGCACAAGTAGAGAGTGATCGTCTGGGTTACTGGTGTCTGTACCGAACAGACCTGCCCTACTGTGAACTGAAGGTCGTCTGCATAAGGGATCGGACTACCGCTAAACGAGGGCACTGGAACTAGGGGTAGGGTCGGCGTTGCTACTGAGGGATTGAACCCGGTCGTACAAATCACCTGAACATACTTGTCGGCGTACATCCGCGAGTCCATCAAGACATAGCCTCGGTCGAAGTCCACCGTGTAGCTGCCTGATGGCGCTGTCTGAGCATCCGAAAGCTGCCAGACGTTACCGAAGTTGATGGTTATGGCGCTGTCTTGGCGAATCCAGCCGCTCGGTAACTCAAGCCGAAAGAAGCCACCCGGTTGCAAGGCCGAAAACGCATCTGAATCACAATAAAACAGGCTGTCTTGTTGTTGCTGTAGAAGATCACCGCCAATTACTCCTTGGATATGGAGTTGAGCGGCGATGATAGCACTCTCCACCACAGCTTCCGTGCCTTCGAGAGTCGAGTCCAACTGCATACGCAGAATAACATCAGCCGGATTGACAAACAAAGGCATAGAAAGCTGTGGCATTAGAATGTCCTTAGTTAGATCGTGGTGTCTTCGCCGGTTTTCTCAACAAGCAAGTCTGCGATTTCGTCATCGTTGCCGATGTCGATACGCTTAGGCTTCTTGTGCTCCTCTCCCAGAGGAAGAGTGTCCGGCTTATCTAGGTCAAACTTAGAAAGGTCAACCGCGCCGTCTTCATCAAGCTTGAGTTTGGGCCGCGTAGATTCCTTCTCCACCTTGCGATGCACTTTCCAGATAGGGCGTCCGCTGTCTTCTTCCTGAAGCATCTCTACGGCCTGCTCACGACTCACCTTATAAATGACCCCGGCTTCGTAGAGAGCGCCCTTCCAGTGGTAGCGCTTGTACAGCGCCAGTTCCAACATCAAGGTGCCTGTACGAGGCCCCGCAAGCACAGCCTTCTTCGCCTGTGCATCCTGTACTGCCGGTGAAATTTGCAAAGCCATTTGTCACTCCTTTGAGCAAATAGGTTTGGTTGTTGGATTGATGGAAAAGCGGGGCAGCTAGTACAAGCCTACCCCGCCAGAGTTTTAGGGCACCACCCGCAGACGGCACCCATCTTGGCTACTGACTCTCTAATGGTAGCAGATTCTTGTTCTTCAATGCAATCTTTTCTTGGCGATGAAAAGCAATATGCTCGGAGTGAGTCATCAACTCAAGATTATCGGGATCGTTATTGCCTTTGTCTTCATCTTTATGATGAACAATCTCGTCATCAGCATGGTTCTTTCCGGGTCCATGTTTATAGAGAGGCCGACCTAGCTTTTTTTCCATGACTACTATGTGCTCAAGCACATAACCGTCTTCAGCGGCGCGAGGATGTTCTGGCCTGTAAATACGAACATAGCCTCTTGAGGTAGTCTGATTTGTGCCTTTGAAGTAAGGTGAGTTTTCACCTTCTTGATACTGAGGTTCATGCCCAGACAAGTACCGCGTGGGGAGTCCCATAACAGACACTCTATCGCCTTTGTTATCTTTTTTGGTTTCCGTAGCCAGAGGAGTGTCTTGCCCGCACCCACAAAAACACTTGCCATGAAAAATCTTTTTGAGATCGTCTAACTGTGAAGCAATGCTTTTGTTGTAGCTGCCTTTCGTGCGATGAGAATTGGGTACAGTTTTACCTCGCTTCCAGTGCCCAGTCAGACGCATAACCGGCAAGCCTTGAATTGCTTGATCTACTCCATTTCGGTTTTTGTAGTAAGTGGCTACAGCCGTGGCTCCTCCACAACCGCAATGGCACATCCCAAAAAAATTGCAATTGATTGCACCACAGATACACTTGTTCTGCGCCTTGTAAATCTGATACTTAGTCATAAGCATAAAAATACCTCCAGATTTTTAGTCTGGAGGTATTATACCGGCCCAATTAGTTATTTGTCAAGCCCCGTGTTTACCGCGATCCCACCAAGCCTGTGTACTTAACAATCGCGTTCACTTCTTCTATGGCGAAAGCCACGCGAGCCGAGAGCACGATGATGAAGCACCGACGCCGGATGTCCTTGGTGTACTCGATCTGGATATTCCGCTGAACACCGAAGATAAGGTTCATGGGGTCCGTAAAGAGGCCGGTCGTACCAGGCATCAGAGCCACAGGGGTAACCTGCGAGCCGAAGATGTACAGGGGCAGAGTGCCCTGAATGTTCTGGTCGCCCAGAGCACCCAGACGGCTGGCGTACTGGTCGCGCATCTCGGTCTCGTTGTCCACCGAGACAAAGTGCTTGAGAGCGGGCCGGTTGCGGAGATAGCGCGTCGGCATCGTCTTCAGAGCCGTCTTCACGGCGTTCTTGTCGAAAGCACCGTTGATGCTCGCCACGTTAGCAGTTGCCAACTTGATGAACCCGTTTTGCAGGGCCAAAAAGTTGTCGCTGCTGCTCGTGTCGCCAGTGAGAGCAAGCTCTTCCAGATCGAGCGCTGCACGCTCTGCGATCAGATCGACGATGGTCTGGTGCAGGCCACCTGCGCCGGTCTGAAGCGGAACATTGACGTTGCCGCGCTCGATGTTGTCCTCGATCACGTCGTAGGAAAGCTGAATCTCAGCCACCACTTCCGACGTGTTCAACTGGACCTGACCGAGATCGGGGCTGGTGCGCTGTGCATCGGAGAGCGCCGTGTACTCGGTACCAGCGTTCAGGATGCGGCTACCGAAGCCGAGCTTGTTGATCTTCATCTGAGGCGAAGTCATGGCCACCGTGCGGCAGGTAGTCAGAACTGTCGGGGTATCGATCAGAGTACGAATAAACTGATCTGTCTGCTGGGGATTGAGACGGCCAGCAGTCTGCAAGTCCGCTAGTGCAAGGTCTGCCTTTTTGATGATGTCGCTGTTTTCCATGTTCTGCCTACCCTCCAAGATATATGAATCTGTTTACCACTCCAGCCTAACTGCAAACCTTCAGTCCGTTAGCCGCGCCGTGCGCTCTTGCGGATGAAAGCCGTATCGAAAGCTCCAGTGCGAAGGTCGCTGTCGGTCTTCTGAACAGGTACTCCACCATTGGCTGGAGTGTCTCCGGGAGCCGGAAGAGCAGCTACCGTCGAATTCAACTTCTGAGTTACAGTTTCCGACTTCACAACCAGCGCGTCAAGAACTTTCTTATCCTCAGCGCGAGAATCTGCAATCGATTGCACGTCAGCTTTGAGAGAGGTAAGTCCCGCAAGAATCGCGTCCAACTTCGGGTCATCCGCCTTCACAACCGGCGTTTCCGTCTTGATAGTGCTGCCGTTGTGCTTCTTGTGCGTCATGGCCTGCTCGTCGGAAGACATTTTATTCCAGCCGTCCGTCGCCATGCACTCAGGGCAGTCGTCACCCTTAGCCGCCATCGCACCAGCAACATCGAAGTTACCCGTCTTCTCATTATAAGAAGCGGCCATCCACTTAAGCTTGTCGCCGGTAGAGAGAGTTCCCCACTCAGGTCCATCGGTGTATCCTTCCGGGGTCTTCGACATCGAATTCGCCAGATCGGTTACGTCAAGCATATCGGCCTTCTTTGCCATGTGGTTGTCTTTGTGAGCGGCTGCTATAACATCTGCACCCATGCCCTTTGCCTTCATTGCCATGCACTTCGCGCAATCTGCCATGTTGTCACCCTTCTTGGTGCGAGTATTGGTCGAGTCCATCAACCAGTCAAGCTTATCGTCAGTCCCCATCTTGTCCCAATCGTTCTGAGCCACTCCGGTTGGAGTATTGGTGAGGAGGTTCTTGAGCTTGGTAGTCATCATGGGACTGCTGATGTCATCCTGCTCGTCACCGTCTGCGGCTTTTTGAGTAAGCTGCTGGCGCAAAGTGATGTCTGCCTTGAAAGCCGCTGTCGGAAGCTGAGACACAAGTCCGAGAACATACTTTTTGAACCCGTCGCAGAGAGTCCCGATAGACTTGCCAGCCTCATCTTCGTCAGTGGCATTGGTGAGCGCCGAACAAATCTTAGAGAATAGAGTGTCAAGAGAACTGTCCACACCCTGATAGAAACTGTTGGCCGATGCAGTAGCTCCGAAGTCAGCATCTTTCATGCCCTCATGTTGAGGCATAAAGCCCTTCACAGCCACCAACGTCTGGTCAGAGAGGCGAACCCAAGTCGCGCCGTCCAGAGAATCGACACCGGGCTGAGTGT